TCGTTGCCAACGGTTGCATCGTCCATGCTTGTAAGTCGTGCGAATTCAACAAGACGGAACGGCGCGTCGTATCCAAGCTTTTGCATGTTCTCTGCGAGAGGATCCCACATTGAAGCGTAGTCTTCGTACAGCATTGCAAAGAAATCGTGGAACTGTGAAAAATGAATTCCCTTTACGTTCCAGTGGTAACCCTGTGCCTTAAACGAAATAACAACTGCGTTGCCAAGAGTATCAGCGAGACACTCTGCAACATCCTGCTTCGAAGTGCCCATTGGCATTTCATTCATTTCATGCATTTCAACGTGCATTTTATTTTCTCCTAGTTAGTAGATCCTGGTGGTGGAGGCATCTTTTCCTCCGTTTGCGGTTCGAGTACGCCTTCAGGTGTCGGTGCCGCCTCTGGCTCAGCAAGATTTGGCGGTGCTGCCGGTGGTGTACCTGGTGCTCCGGCTGGCGGTTGTCCGCCTTGGAGCATCTGTGCAACTTCCGGTGGAATCGGCGCTACGCTTTGTGCCTGCTGCGCAGCGCGTGAAGCGTTAATAATGTTCGGTGCGATAGCGCCAAGAACCGCTTCTGCGAGCTCTGGGCTAATCATTCCCTTTTCGATAACCATACGAAGTGCAACTTCGTCAGACGTTGGTGCATCAGCTTCGCTGAATCCATGCATACGGCGCCAGGTGTCGTAGCTAACTGCCATCTTGTCGAAGCCAGCGTCTGCGTCGGCAGCGCGGTCGTTACGTGTTGATACTTGACTTGGGTCGTACCAAATAACAAGACGCTCAACGTCTGCTTCGTTGAATCCAGACGCAATAAGATACGGACGCAGGTAAGCAACCGTAAGTGCGTCTGCAATAAGAAGCATTAATGGTTCAATGTGCGACTTGTAAAGTGACTCGTCGATTTGCATCGCGTTCGAGTACTTAACATTTGCAAGACCCGTAACGACATCCTTAGGAACGTCAAGTCCTTGGAGGATGCGCTCAAGCACGCGATCAGAGCGTTGCGCGAGTGCGGGGTCAAAACTACGTTCAAACTTGAACTGCTTAATCTTGTCGCCAAGTTCAGCGGGTCCACGAATAATCAAAGGAACAACTGCGCTTGCAGAGTCTTCGTCTCGAATCGGCGTTGTCATCGCATCGATGAGCGCGTCTTCAAACTCGTCCTGACTTTCCTCGGGTGTTAAACCTGGTTCGAGGTCAGTTGTATCGTCATATGGATAATCCGGGTCGGCGGACGCAGCAACGCTGAGACCGTCAGGCAGATAGAGCGCACCAGCGTTCAGACGGGAACGCGCCGTTGCACGGAATGTGCGGTTCAGAAGCAAGAGTTCTGCACAAAGGTCGAGAAGACCACGAAGTGAAGAATCCGCTTCATCAGAGAATCGCGGGTGCGCACGCCAAATGCGACCAACGAATGCTTTGTTTGGAAGAGGAATAAGTCCGCGCTGGTTGCCGCTTGACCCAGACTGCCCGCCTGGAAGGAAGTCACGACGGGGCGCGATTGAGTAGTTGTGCTTACCGTCAACTTGAACTTCGTCAACGGAGCGAATATCCCATGATTCTGGAATGCCAGATCCTGGACGTGCAGGCATTTGCACTAAATAGCATTCACCTGTCACTGAAAGGTTGAGCGCAGCATCTCGCAAGAGTCCAGCCTGGCCGCCGTATGCAGAATCAAGACGCGCGAGCGCACGTTCTGCTGCTGCAGCGAGTTGCTGGTCAACTGTGCCCGAGGCGCGAACTGACACTGGTGTTTCTGCTGGGTTGTCTACAACAGCAGCATACAAACGAATTCGTGAAACAACAGAAGCGACTAAGTTAAATGCGTACTTGATTTCGCCAATTGCGTCATAGTACTCCCAGGCTTCTGATTGCCATGCGGAAGACGTAGACGAACGACGGTTCTTAAAATACTCTGCTTCGCCCTTATCATTCAAAGGAACACGGGCGGCGGCAGCCGTTAAGGCACGAGGAGCAGAATATACAACTGCTTCAGCAGGAGTGAAACCTGTAGATGAAACCTGTACAATGCGCGACGGCGGTGTTGCCGTTCTGCGTGTCGGTTCTACTTGTTCTCGGCGAAATACGCCCACTACATTCTCCTCATGTCGTTAGTAACGGAGTTAATCGAAACCATTACGGGCATTGCTCGCAATCTTAATTAACGCGGTTCATTAAACCAGCAATTGCTGATAAAGCGAAAACGCCCCAGACAGCGATTGCAATGTCTGGTGCTATTGTATACATAGCTACAACTAGTGATGATACCCAAATGCTAGTGCACCAGTCGCAAGTAATTAAATATCCAATACCTTCTTTTTCAATTGGGTATTTGTTCCAGATTTTCTCGCGGTACTTATTTAAGATGACATCCGTTGTTATTAGTCTCGTAAGACGATAAACAGCGAGGGCAAGAATTACGTAATCAAGTAATTGTGTCATTCAATAGGGTCTTTCGTTGAGTATACCGTGCGGTACGGGTTCCATGACCGGAGTTTCGATCCACAGCCGCAGTTTTCATCTTTTTGGAAAACGATGATTTTTCCGTTGACGGTTGTGACTCTTCCGGGCTTAGATCTATTCTTATTAAGTACAAGCGTACTTGGGTCATACTTTTCTTGGAAGATGAGTACGGGACCGTTAGACGAGTCGCCTGCAATCATAATCGTATGTTCTGTCAAAATTAGGCGAACAGCTTCTACTTTGCGGGAATTGGGAACCGGAGTTGTGTATCCAAGATCTTCCTGGCTAAGAGTCGCGTTGGACTCTTGCTCTGGAATAACAAGTGCTCGGGCGGGGAACAAATCAAAAACAACATTCATGGCTATTACTATCTGCCTAATCTCCGAGCCATTGCTCGGTACGTTACTCCCGTGGCGAGCGACAACTCGCGAACCGAAGCTCCGGAGCGATACAGATCCTTACATAGATCAGTGAGTTCTTGATTAGCAAGAGCGTACGTCCCGTTGGGATTCGTACGTGCTCGGTACTTGCGAGCGAGCGGAGCAAGTGTAGATAGCTTACGCTTTTGTGACGCAGAGACTTTCGGATTAGACCGGTCGTATACTCGCCGTCTCTTTTCAAGAGTCTGGGATTGGAAAGGACTGAGCGGGCTAGGCGGAGTTGGCGGAGGAGGGGTAGAAATGACGGGAGGGGCGGGTTCGCTTTTTCCGCCCGTGACTATTGTTGATGTATCGGAGGAGGAGGAAGAAATGATGGGAGGGTGATTGTGCGGGACGATCCACGTTCGGATGGTCGACCTTCGGCGCGGCGGATCAAATGCGTTTCCGATCGCGGCAAGCGACCAGCCCTGCGCATGCAGTGCCTGCACGCGGGCGCGAAGCGCCACGCCGCTCAGGCTCCGCAGAATAAGACATTCTTCATGAGGGAGAACTTGCCTTGCACCTTGTTTCACGTGTTTATTGTATCACTTGATTTAGAAATGTACAGTAGGGACGGCGGAAAATTTAGTATCTCTTACATTTTCTAAAGTCGATGCCAGAGTCTTTTACGTATTTTTCGTATAGCTCTTCGTTCGGCGCCCCGGCAAAACCAAAACGCTTCCCGGCGAGGTACTCAAGGGATAGATCATTTGCCCATCGTCCTTTGCCCTCGTAGGTTTTTGACTCTAGCAGTGCTTGGTACGCAGTCGGAAACACATCGCTTCTAAATCCGCCTTCTTTCTTACACTTAGAAAGTGAAGAAGTGACTGATATACCGTTGCTAAATATTCTGTAACCTCGCGTGCAGGCACGTAATGCAAAGAGCTCTTGTTCTGGAATGTACATCGTGAACGGCTCGTAAGGGACATCATAGACAATGTCGCTTGACGTAAAAATTCCTCCGCTACCAAATAACATAAAGTGCTCTTGGAATTTGCCAAGGAACCGTGGCTCGTCGTCTCTCGATGCGTCGAATGTTGCATCACCGCGACTGTCAACTGTTAATGGTTTACCTACTCGCGGATCGCTATTGTTTTCATAGAATGTGTAGCGGTATTGACTTGATTCTTCATAGTCACTGAGATCGTGCCAGTAAAAAGATGAGGCAATGACCGGCTTCTCGACATGAGCTGCCAGAAGCTTGTAGTCTTGCCGCAAGGTTGTGTCCCAATGTTGCGCGAAGAAGTTGTGAGCATCAATTTGGTAGTAATACTCTTCATCTATATGAAGCATCGACGCGTTCAGTCTTGCAATACCGACGCCTGGCGGAACGGGATGTACAGCGTTAACAACGCGCACATTGGGGAACATTGAAAAGTCTTCAAACAAGTCTGGAGAACTTTTCTGATTGTAGATCCCAAAGTAGAGGAGGTCAGGGTGCTCTGCTTTTTCATACGCATCTTCAACCGTAGCTTTAATAAACGGCTCGTCATACGCTGGCACAGATACGAATATCTTGTTGTTTGACTTTGGACTCATTGCGTTCTTCAATACTTACAGCGGAAAATTAGCGCTTTGCCTTCGGGGAAAACTCTCATTGCGCCGTGCTTCGTGCTGTCATTGTATCATTCATTGGGGAGATGTACATTACGGACGGCGAGAAAAAAGTGTACATATGAGGGGAAGTAGTAC